GTACAAATTTTAGATTTTCAGTTTTTAGATATGCTATAAAATCTATATTAGATTTACCTATTACGATTGAAGCAGTATTAGAGTTTTGATCTTTTTTATCAGAAGCAACTAATTTTATTTCACCATCTTCAGATTTAAATGCTAAATCTGGCAATCCAAGAGTATTAACTCTCTTCATTACCCTTTGTAATGATTCATTTTTTAATTCAAATGTAGAATCAACACTAGGCATTTGTATCATTTTTTCTGGAGTATTCAATACTGACTTTTCAGAAAAATTGTATTTAACAGGTGATGAATCTTTTTCATCATCAACTACTAAAGATTGAGAACCGTTAAATTTAATAATTGGACTACTATATGTGCCAATCACATTTAAAAATTCTGCAAGATTGTAAATACCAAACTCTTGTGGTATCTCTTCACCTATTGTTGCTTTTGCAAGAATATTTTTCATACCAGAAATAGTATGTACTTCTTTACCTGGTTTAAATAAGATATTCTCATTAATATCACTAAAATTTTTTAGGACATTAATTGTATCGCTGGATAACTTCATTTCACTTTCTCCTTATCATAGTTTAATAATAGTATAACATAATGTACTGCTTTTAGCAAGTCAGCACGATTATATCCGTTTTTCTTTCCATATCTACACAAATATTTAATTGCATTAGCGTGGCAAAAATCTTTACCAATATTTAATGTTTTAAATAAATCTTGTACTTGAAACCCACCTGTGCCAGTAGAATAGTGCTGACCGTAAGTTGATTTGATATAGTCTGAAATTTCTTTTAGTATTTTTTCTTCATTGTATTTCATAATATAGTCTCCATTATATAATAGTTTGTTTAAATTGTCAAGTCGCTTAATCAACGAACCAATGCATATATACTAAGTACGGAACTAGTATTGGATAAACTATATGTTCCACTATTTCATATATGACGAAAAAGGTAAGTAATATTGCCCACCATTTAGATGTTTTTGCTTTTTCTGATATATAACCAAAAAATCTGCTATGTAACTGTCCTATTTTTGCTATTACTTTTTTCATAATTGTATTTAGGCCAGGATGTGTTGTAGAGATATTTTTTCCGATTGTTTTAGTCCGTAACTTAAAAAATCTATTTTATTTCTCATATCTTTTTTAAAACACTCTTGTAATAAAGTAACAATTAGATCATAACTCTTTTCAAAAGATTGTTTCCTAGGTTTAGTTTTCTTTTCCTTTTCCCAATTAATTTGTAAGTTATTTGATGGATTGGTTCTCCATTCAACAACTTCTTTTAGTCCTCTACATAAAACATTTTTTGTATCGTTTTTATCAATACAAAGATAATAATAATCTCTTTTTAAATCTTTTTTTCTTTTTTCTAATAACGCAAACATCTTATTCCAAGAAATAGTTTTAGGCATTTCTTCATAAGTCATATCTGTAAATGAATATAATATACCTAATTTAGATGTAGCATTATCTGAACTACCTATAGATGTTTTAATATTTACTGGAATACTATGACCAACTTTTAAAACAAAGTCTGCCATATCTCTAATTTGTGGGGTTTGAATTTTTTTACCGAACTTCTTTTTTAGTAATGATATAATATTGTCTTCATCTAGTTTAGAATTGACCCTACCTTCATCATTTGATTTATTAACTTTCCACTTTGTAGTTTTTAGAAATTTAACAATTTTATCTAATTCGTTTTTCACTTTACTCATAATATACTATTATATACTAAAAGGCGGGAAAAGTCAATGCTCTCCCGCCTTTCTACTAGATTAATTACTTAATCTCAATTGTTCTTGCCTTTTTAGACTCTGGAACAATTCTTTCTAAAGATATTCTTAATAGACCATCTTCTAATTTAGCATCTTTGATTTCAACATCATCAGCAATTGTGAAAGATTTAGAGAAGTATCTTTTAGCAATACCTTTGTGTAAGATACCGTTATTATCTTCTACTTCTTTTTCTTTTTCATCTTTGATTGATTTGATATTTAAGATACCTTCTTCAAACTCTATTGATATATCTTTTTTATTGTAACCAGCAAGTGCCAATTCAATATCGTAACTGTTTTTACCAGTCTTTACAATATTGTATGGTGGGAAGTTAGGTACTGATACTCTAAAATCATCTTCAAACATTCTTTCGAAATGATCGAAAACGTTATCGAACCCAACCGATACTGGTCTTAATTGATTAAAAATAGAAAGTGCTTTATTTGTCATTTTTGACTCCTTTTGTTAAGCAAGTTAATTTACGAGAACCCATTATGGCATTCTCTAACATATTATATAGTAATTATTTATAATATGTCAAGTGGCAGTTTTTGAAAAGATACTGCCAAACTTTAAGCGTTTTCAACTAGAACGTTAGGTACGCCTACCTTCTTTCCACGCCTCTATAAGACTTACGGACTGCTTACAGATAATAATATATATACATCAACCAACGGCGCAAAAACCATAAATTCTACATCATCTTTTTTTTAAGGGACTCTGCTTTTTTTATATTTTTCAGTCTTTGTTTTGCTGCTTCACGTTTTATTTCAGACGGTTTAGAAAAATATTGTCTATCTCTCAATTCTTTTAAACGACCATCTTTTTGAAGTTTCTTTTTAAGAATCCTCAATGCTTTTTCTAAATTACCACCTCTTACTTCTACTTTCAAACTTTTTACCTCCTTATAAAGTTAGGTGTAGTTAAACGAGGGAGGGCACTACCCCTCCCTCTAGGACTACACTATGAATAGATTTTAGATACTAGGTTGATCTTGTAAATCTTCCTCTTTATCTTCCTCACTATTATTGGAATCTTGGAACTCATTTTGTTTTGATTGAGCAAGTATTTCATCAACACCAGCACCACCATCTACCTTACTGTATAGATCAACAAATGATGTTTTAGTATCATCATCAAATCTATTAGTACAAAGTTGAATTGCTTTTACTTTGTTATTAAAGATAGCATACGCTTGTACGATATGAACAAGTCTTCTTGTTGAGATAATCTCATCAACGCCACCATCAAAATAAGTTTTTCTGATAACGTCTGCCCAAGTAGTAAGATTTTTACAGAATTTTTGATCTGACTTACCATAAGACTTTAATGTTGAGTTTAATATTTTTTCTTCAATTTTTACTGAAGGATATTTTTGTTCAAAGGTTACTGGAAATCTTTCTAGGAACGCTTCGTTCAAAACATTAGTACCGATAAACTTGCCGTCTTCGGAACCTTGCCCTTTAGTATTTGCTGTTGCAATCACATTGAAACCATCAGCAGGTTTAACGAATTTATTAATCTTCTTAATAAAGACACCAGAACCTTCAAGGATTGGTTGAAGACACATAATCTTATTACTTGCAAGGTCAATCTCATCAAGTAAAAGTATAGCACCTCTTTCCATTGCTTCTACAACTGGACCATTTTGCCATACGGTCTGACCATCTTTTAGTCTGTAACCGCCAAGTAAATCGTCCTCATCAGTTTCAATAGTGATATTGACTCTGATCAATTCTTTTTTGTTTTCTGCTGCTGCCTGTGTAACTGCCATAGTTTTACCGTTACCAGATAAACCAGTAATAAAAACAGGATAGAATTTATTAGATTTTATAATTGATTTAATATCTGGATAGTTACCAAAAGAAACAAAGTTTTTATCTTTGTTTGGAACTATATCACCAGTTAAAGAAGATACGATATACGCCGCTTCTTGTTTAGTTTCGTTTTCAACTACTTCTGGTTTTTTAGATTTAGCAACTGTAGGTTTTACAGAAACATCATTATCATTTATAGGTAATTTGTAAGTACCTTTACCTGCTCTATATTGAGCATCTTTTACTAACCAACTAGGTGCATATTTCATACCTAGTTTTTTTGCTGCTTCAACTAATTCATTTCTAGTTAAAACATCTTTGTTGAACATAGTGTAAGCAGTTTCAACATACTGTTTTTGTTTATTATTTAACATAGTTTAGTCCTTTCATTAAATATACTATTATTATACCACGGATTTAAAATTAAGTCAAGTGATAAAAAAGTCAATAAAATCAACACTTTTTTCATAACTTATGCAACCTCCGCTATAAAATTGTTCAATAATACTCTGGAAGTGATTCGTCCTTTCATATTTTTACTGAATAATCTTTTAATATCAGACACTTTAGCATCTGATTGTACTTTCAATTCGTTGTTTTCAATATCTAATTTCTTAGCATTAACTAAAAAGTACTTGTTATAACCATTCTTTGGAACTACTATAGTTTTTTCTTTGTTTAAGATACTTTTTTGTTTTCTTAAAAACTCATCTCTTTGAGAGAAAGTAGTTTTTTCTAATGCTTCACCAAAGATTCTATCAGAATCCCAATTACTAATTCTATTAACAAGATAGAAACCAATAGTTTTAACATTATATTTTGATTGTATTATTTTTAATAACAACTGTGTCATTCTTTCACCACTATAAGTAAATCTTTCTGATGGTGTTTCTACATATCTTTTTTTATCAAAGGTAAAAACTAAAGTACCGCCATTATCTCTATGACCTGTTTTCAATCCATCTGATAATTTATCCCATTCACTACCTGTACCGTCATCAGCAACAGCAGTATAGTCACCAGAACCATTAGCACCACCGTCTGTTAAAGTGATAAAAGACATTTTTTCAATTTTGTTTTTTTCTTTAAACATTGGTATAAGTTTTAAACAAGCAATCAAACCTTCATTTAAAGGTGTATTACCCAAAGTATAATTTTCTGGTATATGAATAGCATCATACCAAGGTCTGTCATTATAATCATATGATCTAAAATAACCTTGATAGTAAGTTGCTAAATGCAACAAATAAGTTAATGTTTCATCTAATTGAGTTTTCTTTAACTTGTTATGTGCTACTTGTACTAAATTAACTCTATCAAAGATAGCGTCACCACTTTTAAAATTCCAAGCATCTAATTTTTCTTTTGTATTTGAATCACCTCTGTTTCTGTAATACTCACTTGTAAATAAATAAACTTCAAAAGGAATATTTACTTTTTGACAAAACCAAATTAAGTTTAATAATTGTAAAACTGTTTTGTGCAACTGTTGGTGCATAGAACCAGACCAGTCAAGTAAAAACATCATACCGTGATTTTTAGCATTAGGTAAGATTGTTAATCTTTTGAAAATATCATCACTAAATTTATAGTCTTTTAATTTAAGAGTATCAATCACACCAGTTTTATCAGTAGTTGCTCTTTTATAAGCAGTTGCTGCTTTTTTCATCTCAAATTCTTTAACAAGATACATAACAGTTTTTTTGTTATCATTTTTAATTTTTTTATATTCTTGTTTCAACCAATTAGCATACTTAATTTTATCAGGTGATTGTTTAATTTCATTAGCAAAATATTGTTTCATATCATTAACAAATTCTTTTGTAGAAATAACAATGTTATTAAGTTTTGGATCAGGTATATTAGCATATCTAAATTTGTTTTTTTTATCTATTAAGTTTTGTACTTTAGACTCATATGATTCATTTGTAATTGCTTTTAATAAACCAGAACCACCACCTTGTCTAGCGTCAGGTGATGATGATATAGCAGTTTCAGTATCAGAATCTTCTTTATTATTTTCTTTGTCTTCTAGTGTATTTGAACCTTCATCTTGTTTATCAGTTTCTTCACCATTAGAATTTTCTTTAGTATTAACATTGTTATCTGAATCTTTGTTATCATCTAAACCATAGTTTTCAACTAAAACGTGATTATCAAAATCAGGCATTTTTTTCATTTTGTCAAGTTGTTTTTTTTGCCAATCTAGCATTAACTTAGCAACTCTAACTACATCTTTCCAAGTCTTAATACTATCAACTACATCTAACCATTCTTTGTCAGTTTTAGACCATTTGATATTAAGTCTTTTTGAAGATTTGAAATATAGATTAATTTTATCAATTAACATTAAATCAGTATTAATATCTTTATCTTTAATACCAAAGAAGTTGTTATCGTTTAAAACATCAAAACCTTTTAAGTAATTTGAAGTAGTACCTGGAAATTTCTTTTGAATTTTTTTATCAATTCTACAATCTTCTAATACATTACAATATGCTCTTAACTCATCATCACTTGAAATTTCTTTCCAACCATTAACTGGTGTAAATAAAGCGTGAGCACATTCGTGAGCAATTAACATATCATAAACATCTTTATTACTAATTTTGAAATTAGGTAATGTTAAGATACGATT